AGATGCAGATTTATCAGATGCAGATTTATCAGATGCAGATTTATCAGATGCAGATTTATCAGATGCAGATTTATCAGATGCAGATTTATCAGATGCAGATTTATTAGATGCAGATTTATTAGATGCAGATTTACCTCCACTTAAATAGCTGCTATATTGTGACATAATATTAGATGTTTGACTAAAAGAATCAATATCATCTAAATTATTATTATAGATAGAACCTCCTTTTTGTAAAGATTCATTATGAATATTTAATTGAGATTTCAAAGCAAGATATTTAGATTTATATTTTAGATATTTTTGTTCGAATGACATATATATAAAACTATATAAAATTAATTTTTAAATATTAAAAGTTGATTTTTTTAAATATTAATCAAAATGATGGTATTTAATGAATTATAAATTAACTCCCGTTGAAATTCTAGATCTTAAAATAGGAGATTATATTCAAATTGATTTTTATAATAAAAATAGTATTGTTAAATCAAAAACTGGTTTTGTTGAAAAAATTGATTTGAATAAATTATATGATGATGTATTATCTTTTGTTACAATTAAAAATAACAAAGGAGAATTAGAAAATATTCTAGAAGAAAATTATAACTATTCTATTTATTCACTTACACAGTAAAGTTTATTATTATATTTTACTACTTCAGTATTTAATGGACAACATCTTCCTTTATTATATTCAGCTTGCACACATTCCTTACGTTTGGTAGAAGCATTAATATCACATGCTTGAAAACATTGAGGTCCTTCTTCTACACATGCTGTTTTTTTTCCAATTTTAGCCAAATCTTTTTCATTAGGTTGAATACATTCAGGGTTTAAATTACATTTTTGAAATCCAAATTCATCTGTATCGCATGATTTATTAGTTTTCCATGATGAACATTGTTGTGGTTCAGTAAATGTTAAACAAGTATTTTGAACTGGTTTAGTACTAAGTCTAATTTTTCTTTCAGCTCTTTTTTGTCTGAATTCATCTAAACTTAATTCAGTATATTGACTAAAATTTTCTTTTACAATAAAATGACCATTAGCTGTAAAGCGAAACATATATATATATATAGATAAAATATTTATATTTTTTATAATAAAAAATCTAGCTATAATTAATGAGTAAAATAAATAATTCTAATTTAGATCCCGATATGAAATGTGCTCCAAGTAAAAAATTTTCAAATGGTTCATGTTTTTCTTTAGAAACTTTAAAATCAATTGCTGAAAATTATAATAAAAAAAATACCAATAAAATAAATATTAATCAACCTAAAGAAGCTTTAGTTAATGATTTAGAAAATAAACTATCAGATAAATGTAATGAACAAACATGTTGGTTAAGATTAGACATTGTTAAAGAATTAAATAATGAAGATATATTGACCAATACTTTTAGACCCAAAGGTCCAAATAAAAAATATGAATGGTTAAGTACAACCCATATTAATGACGTGATAGAACAATATCATACTGTTCATAAAGATTTTTTATTTTTGGGTGCTGTTCCATCTGATTTTGAAGAAATACCTATATTAGGGATTGATAACTTAAATTTTGAAGATTTAGAAAAAAAAGGTAAAAATAAAATAGGTATGGTTATAAATTTAGGGGAACATTGGAAAGATGGATCTCATTGGGTTGCATTATATACTGATTTAAAAAAAAATCAAATATATTTCTTTGACTCTGTTGCAAAAAAACCAATTAAAAGAATTAGAAAATTTATTAATAGATTAACTAAATATTTATATAAAAAAAAATATAATTCACAATTACATATTAATGATGTAATTGAAAAAATTAAAGGAAAGAAAAAAGAAGATTTAAATAAAATATTGAAGGATAACCAACAAATTAATAATTTAATAGGTGGTGGTTTTGATATTAGGTATAATCATATTCAACATCAATTCGCTAATTCAGAATGTGGTGTTTATTCAATTAATTTTATTATTAGATTGGTTGGAGGTGAATCTTTTGATTCTATTATTAATAATATTACTAAAGATGATGAAATGAATGCTAATAGAAAAATATATTTTAGAAATGTTAACTAATTTTTTCTATCAAAAAACTTAAATTATGTGATAAATTATGAAAATTAATTGGTAATCCTTTGGAATCTTTAAATTCTATATCTAATTTATCAATATTAAATGGTTTCTCAAATTTAAACTGACATATTGATTTACCATTAAAATGTAAAATACCAAAAGGAACTTCATCAGATAAATTATTTAAAAATAAATAAACTTTATCAATCATTCTTAAATCCCATATTTTATCAGCAATATGAATTTTTTTATTTTCTGAACTAGAAGTAAATCCTAAATTTTCTGTTGATAATAATGTTGGAATAATAGATAATACTTCTTCATCGTTTGATATTTCTATTATAATTTTTTGTTGTTTGTTTAATTTAATTTCAATTTCAGTTAAATTTTTATTTGATAATTCTAAATTTAGAATTTCAACCAAGTCTTCAATATTATATTTTCCATTAGATATATTTAAAATTATTTCTTCATTTTTATATAATAATTTTAATTGATTATTTTTATTTTCTTCAATGTTAAACAATGGGTTAGGTATAGAATAAGACATTAATTTAATACCAATAGCATCATTTATTTTATCTAAGGGAAATATATATTTAGATTCATTATTTGGATTTGTTACTTCTATTTGTAATTGATTAGTTCTAAATAAATAATCATAATTTTTAATTAATTGTTTTAGATCAGAATCTTTTTTATTTATTTCAATATCTTTTAAATTTAATTCAGCGGTTTTTGTATCTAATTCACTATTTTTTTGACTTAATACTTCAAATTCACTCGCTATTTGTTTTTTAATTTCAATTATTTTTTCATAATCATTATTTTGTTGTAATCTTATGTTTTCTAATTTTAATTCATCTATTTCATTTTTTAAGTCTTCAATATGTTGTTTATACTGATTTATCTTAACAACATCTTCTTTAACTTCAATATTTACCATTTTCATACTATTTTTTAAATCATTAAATCTATCATTTGTTTCAATAGGAATTTGTTGTTTATATTGATTTCTCATTTCAGCTTCTTTTCTTAATTCTATGTCTCTTCTCTTTTTTAATTCAGCTTCTCTTATCATTTCATTTCGTTTTGCTTCAATATCAAAATCATTTTTCTTAACAGGAATTTGAATATCAGTATCATTAAATCTAACTCTATTTTGTTCTTGTATTACATCATTTGAATTCATATTTGATTGAGGAAATTTTTCACTTGTAAAATCAATTTTATCATTACTTTGAGGAACTTTTAAATTATCCCTATCAGACTGTAATCTTTTTAATCTATCTTCAAAGCTGTGTGCATCCTCAATTATTTCTTGATCAATTAATGGTTTATCAATATTATCTAAACTCATTAAATTATCACCTGAATCAATTGCTAAACCTTGAAAACCTCTATTAAAATCAGATGATTTCATATTTTGAAAATCTATTTTACCATTTGGTTGAGATAAAGGTTGAATATCATTCCTTAGTTCTATTTTATCAGGATTAGTTTTTTTTGATTTTAAAAATTCAGGTGTTGGAGGCTTTTGATTTTTCATATTCAATTCACTCTGTCTCATTTGTTGAATATTTTCCATCATAGAATTAACATCTTTGGCATTTCTACCAGTATCATAATTATTAAAAAAATTTTGATCTGTAATATTCTCAACAATTGGTCTAAAAGCTTGATCTAAACTTGAATCAAATTTACTTTTATTAGCACTAACTCCAGATAAATTTTCATTTGGTCTTTTATTAAGACTTATTTGAGGTGTAACACTTACTTGAGAAGTAATACTTTTTGTAGATTCAGGACGATCTAAAAATTTATTTCCAGGATTTGGATTTGATTTAAAATCTCTTTCAAATTTTAAATCTGATGAAGATTGTTGTAAATTCATTAGAACATTACTTTTTTTAATCTCATCCAAAGATTCATTAACTGCATGTTTTTTAAATTGATCAAAAATAGAATTAAAATTATCTTTATTAATTTTTGTAGCATCTAGTGATCTATAAACAACTTTCATATTTTTTATTAAAACATTAATTAGTTTTTCTTTACCTTCACGGTTTAAATTTTGATAATTTGATTGTTGTAATAATACTTTATTTAGTCCAGCTATGGTTTTTTTAGAAAAAAACTCATTTTGTAATTCTTCTGACATTATTGATAAAGTAATCTTTTTTTTTAAATATATTTACGCTTTTTATGCGTTTATATTAGTTAATCATCAACAGATTTTTCCGAAAAATTACCAGAATCTTGATCTTTTGTTATTTTTCTATTTGATTTTTTAATAACTTTTTTTTTAATTTCAGGTTCTTGAATATTATTTTCTATTTTTATTTCAGGTTCTAAAACTTTACTTTCTAACTCAGAACTATTTGGTTCTTCTACATGATCGTCAATTTTAATAATCATTGTTTCACCATCAAATGCAGCAATCTTATCCCATGGTGGATAATAAATATCTGATTGAACATATTGATCTTGTTTTAAAATACCATGAATAATTAATGCCATCTTTGCAGCATTTTGTTCACCTTCTTTTTTAGATGATCCAATACCAAAGCTAATACATCTTTTTTCTAATGGACAATCTGGTTCAATATCATATCGTTCAACGCCCATAATATATTTGCGTTTATGAGGTGGTCCCTCAAAATGAATAGTAACATATTGAGGAAATTTCCATTTATTTTGATGATGAATTCTGAGTAATTGATCTTTATAATTATTATCACAATATAATTTTTCTGAATAATCAATCATTGTTTCTAACATATTAATTATTAAAAACATACATGGTTCAAATCCATTTGATAAAAATAATGCTCCAATAAATGATTCAAAAACATCTTCATGAATTTTTTCTAAATTTCTACCATTCATTAATTCAATTTGTTTACTAATTATAAAAAATTTACTTAGTCCTATTTCTTTAGACCAAATTGATAAATTCTTTTTGTCTTCTATTTTTGTTTGTAATCTTGTCATGAATCCTTCATCTTGTTTTGGATATCGATGAAATAAATACATTGATACAATTAATTTAAGCACACGATCACCAAAATATTCTAAACGTTCATAACTTTTATCCATTAAATCTAATAACTCTTCGGGATTTCCCAATTCATTTCTAGCATCAAATAAAATATTAGATGGATAAATATCTTTTTTACAATATGATTTATGAGTAAATGCCTGTCTAAAGTATTCAATATGATTAATTTTGTCTATATTGACATTATATTGATTTAAAATTTGAATAATATCTGATTCATTTACTAAGACATTATTTAAATTGTATGGTATGTGAATTATCTCATCTTCACCATCAGGGTTTTTAATAATGAAACCATCATTCATATAATTTGTGTTAACTATGCATTTTTCCATTAGTAATTAAGATATTATTTCTATAAATAAATGTTCAATTTTTTTATCTCATATCGTATTTTTTTAATTTGAAATATCTACTAATAATAATATGAGACAAGTTTTATTATTTTTATTTTTAATTATAATATTTCTTCAGTTGTTATATGTTACACAAGAATTTAATAATTTACCTAATTTAGATTTTAACAATATAAATACTGTTAATTTATCTATGTTAACACCAATTAAATATAACAAAGATATTATTTTACAGACATATCCAAAAAACATTAATAAAGTATGTTTATTAGGATTAGGAAATGGAGAATTATCAATAGATTTATCTAAGAATAATAATATTATTAAAATAGATTGTGTTGATGCGGAAATTAAGATGTTTGAAATGTTTAAAACAATTAATCCAAATCCACCAAAAAAAATTCATTATTATCTTAATAATATAAATGATTATATCAATAAATCAGATCAAAAATATAATATGATAGTTGATGATACATTTGTTACTGAAAAAATAATACTAGATTATTCATATTTAAAAAAAATGTTATTTCCTAAAGGTATACTATTTATTAATAGTTTGGATTATAATGCTTCAACAAAATTAGTTGAAGAATTAAACAAAATATATACTAATGTAATACTTCAAAAAGTTGATTTAAATTATTTAATTACCTGTTATTGTAGTTCTAACTAAATTTTCTAAATCGAGAATTTCGTCAATATCATATGTTTGTTTTCTAGTAATTTGGTTTATTAAATATGCCACTTTTAAAGTAGATAAATTTGGTTTCAGTTTATTAGAACTAACACTTGGACATCCACCAAGATTACCTAATGATGTATCAATTGATACCAATTGATCTCCATATTTTTCAATTATTTTTTGAATATTTGAATCTTCAGAATGTGTATGAATATGTAATGATAATTTATTAGTCGAATTATAATTTTTTAGATAGTGATGCAATTGGTCCATATCATAAGTACCAATCGTATCTGAAATTACAATTTCTTCTGTTTTTTCATGTTGTCTAAAACGATTAAAAATCAAATCAATATTTTTAAGATGTGTTTCATTAATGGTTCCTTCAAATGGACAACCAAAACATGTACTGATATAAATTCTAAATTTTTTATTACTAGTTGAATTTAATATTTTTTCTATTTGATTTAAATTTTCATTTAATGACATATTTGTATTTTTTTGAACAAATGTTTCAGAACATGCTGTAATCAAACTAATTCTATTTACCTTACTAATATTAACCCAACTATTTAATTCTTCATATTTATTATAACTTGGAACTAATAAAAATAAATTAGATTTTAAATTGTCAAAATTCATTGATTGTAATACATCTTTAGTATTAGCCATTTCTTTAATTTTATGACTTACATTAGAACCAAATTCAATATTATTAATATTAGAATTATTTAATCTATAGATAATATCATTTTTTAAATTTTTAGAAAAAATAGTATTAGTTGATTTTAAGTTTTGAATTCCATCTCTCAAAGTAACATCGCATATTCTAACAAAATTTATAAGATTTGACATTATATATAATATCTAAATAAATAGTAAAATTTTAAATCAATTTTTTGTTAAAACAAAGGTTTAATAAAAAATATTATCGTAAGACAATTTTTTGTTAAAACAAAGGTTTAATAAAAAATATTATCGTAAGACAATTTTTTGTTAAAACAAAGGTTTAATAAAAA